CCCCAACGAAAGTTGGTTTTAGATAGAGTCACGATGATAGGTCATCTTAACCTAACATCATGCGTCCTGTTGGACTCTCTAAGAATTCTAACCTTTCAGTTAGTTTCTTACTAATTACGGAAGAAGCTATCAAGCTAAGATCTCTACTTCTCATAGAGAATTGTTGATCTGAGCTTGGTAACATCATTGCTCTAAGCAATAATGGTCAGTCACCGGCACGAACAGTGTCGATGGCTCGAGCTTCATTTTTAAACTTTATAAACAATTCTTCAATCTGTCCGTAAACGGATAGATGAGGAAGTGAATATATAAGATTAAATCCTAATTCAGGGGAATCTTCTCTTTGTATTGAAGATAGATACATAGTTAAGTTCATGGCTATAAGACCAAGATCTTTACTATCATCCATATTCTCTACATTAGATTCTGCGAACATTTCAACTGCCAAATTAGAAAGAATGCCTAGGCACTCTTCTTCTTTAAGCAATCGAATACGATAGCCTCGATGCCTTATGATTTCATTTAATAATTCATAAGCCAAAGAGGGATCGCGCATGATTTTAATCATGCGTTCACAGATCCATGAGTTTTCAACCATTGTAGATCTTCTTTTCGATCTCATTGGTTTTACAAACTCATAGAAAGATCCAACAGACTCCGGGATACCTTGTGAAACATAACCTCTCCTTTCCTGCTCCATAAAGAGATTCACTAATCGATAATATCGCTTAGATGATTCTTTAAGTGCAGAAATTGGGAATGGTGTGATTTCTTGGCCTTTATAGAACATGCGTTTTGCAAATTCTAAAAAGTTTTGAGATTTGTGAGTTTTCAATTCACTAATTTCAACGCCGAGAGACCGTATCACTTGGATATACATCTCCCCTACCTCTTTATTTCCTATAACGATATCATCGCCAAGGAGACAATAAGGTAGGGTCTTTCACTCAATATTGAGTTTTCTACAGCAAAAGTATACCACGAAATGGTGTGCTAGTGCAAAAGAAGACCAAGATGAGTAAGCCCCCATAGGGTTTCCAGTAGAATATGAAACATATCTCATATACTCAGGTGCCCAAAAGGGATGACCTACCATTATATTTCTTCAAGAAGTAATATAATAGTCAGGGAGATGTCCTTTTAAGACAGTACATATTAAATCAATAGGAAATCTATCAGTAGCGGCTGTTAAGTCAATACTATAGAAAACTTTTGATTTAGATATACTTTCATAAAAGTCCCTTTGTGAGAAAGTTCTATCTTGCGGGATTTTCCTGAGTACCTTAAAAAGGTATTCATGAAAAGGTTTTAGAACACTTTGTGAAAAGTAATCTAAAATTGCTATTACCCTAGTCTTCATTTCTTTATCGTCTACTCTCGCGAGTTTACGGTATAGACCTGATTCATTAGGTAATACTCCCCGGAAGAGTTGCGCTTGCAACCCTTCTAAAAGATTATCAACTTTTTCTGAAAACGTACTCCCTCCTACAACCTTAAGATCTAATAATAAATCTTCAGGTAACGAAAT